CCTTGGACCTTGAAAACCTCCGTCGGGAGGGCCACGCAGATGACGTTCTGGCCGATATTCAAGCCGCCGCGCGTGTCGGAGCCGATATACTCCGCGAGCCGCTGCTTGATTTGCTCGATGCCGTCCAGCGGAAAGGTGTTGTCGGTTTGGAGGTTGAACACCTTCACCCAAACGTTCACCGGCGCGGGACGGCTGAAACAGATATTCTTGATGTTCCCGGCGGCGTCTACCACCGGCACGGTCACATTGCCGTAGGTCTGAATGCCCGCGCCCTTTCTGCGGTGAATGGACTTAGCGATCTCCTCGTCCAACCCGCCGTACACCACCAGCTCGATGGAGTGGGGCGGCAAGCCGCTGGCGTTAGTCTCGTCGGTGTCGTTCTCCTCGCCGGTCACAGCGATGACGGCCTCGACATTCTCATAGATCGCGGCGATAATGGCGTCGAGGTTGACGCCGCCGGCGAAGTCCGTGGAGACGTAATACCGGGCGCGGAACTCGTCGTCCGTTTCGGTGTTGCGCCCGCCCTCGAACGACGCGGCGTTTGTAACCGCCGTGATACCTGTCTTCGGGTTGGTGATAATGGTAATCGTACCGGCGTCCGTGTTCCCGTCAGGACCGGCCACCACAGCAGAGGCCGGGAGCGTGATGCTGCCGTCGAGGATGACGCCGGACTGAAGCGTAATGTACTGCTGCCCCGCAATGGTCTCCGCAAGGTAGCCTTCCGGGACCTCCGTGCCTATCTCACCGGTAAAGGTGAGGTAGCCCACGGCTTTCTGCGCCCCGAGCAGCCGTAGGCCGATTGCCCGTCCGAGGTTGTACAGGCTGTGGCCTACCGCCGTGTCTACGAACCGGCTGTTGTAGACGTCTTCGAGGGTGGAGAACAGGAGGTTGAGCATCCAAGCGTAAATCCGCAGGAAGATACCCAGCGGAGAGCGCACGGTCAGGTTGGCTTTGGAGCCGAACAGCTCACGCGCCTTGTATTCGAGCGCATCCAGCAGCTCTGCGTAGGTGGGGCGTCTGAAACCGGCGTCAGTCAGGCCCCAGTCTGTGGTTTTCGCCATTATGCTGTCACCTCCAATGTGATGGTCTCTTTCGTTACGAGCGTCGCAGTGAAGGCCACGGAGACGCTCCTGCCGTCATAGGAAACGGTCATTGAATCAATCCGGGAGACGTCCGGTTCCTGAAAGATGGCCTCCCGCATGATTTCCTTAATTTCCTCCTCGTCCACGTCATTCTGGTTGACGCCGAGAATCCGTTCATAGTCGGTGCCATGAACGGAATCTGCGAAGAACTCAGCCTTCCACGTCAGCAGGGCGTGTCGGACGTTCTGGACCGTGGTGTCACGGTCAAAAATCTTCGTGAAGTGGCCTTCCTCGTCCAGCACCAAGTCACGGGTCTCAGGGTCAATCAGCAGGGTCATATTTTCCATGCGCCGCCACCTCCTATACAGGCTGCCCGGTCATGCCGCCGGAATCGCCCGGATGGGTGTGGTGCGCTCCGCTGACGCGCTCCTCGGCCACGATGTCCTGCGAGGCCGTGATTTTACCCTCCACGTGGACGTCGCCCTTGATTTGCACCTCGCCTTTCGTGACCGCGACATAGACGCTGCCGTCATCCGTTGCGAGGACAAGGGCTTCGCTGGGGAGACCCTGCACCGTGTAGCTGCCCGCCACGATGCCGCCGACGAATACGGCATCCGTGGTGGCATGGTTACGTTCGGTGAGCGGCTGGGCCTCTTTCGCCCCGCTCACGGTGCTGTCCATGTCGTGGTCGAGGTAGAGCACCACGCCCACGTCGCCCGCCTTAATCCACGGGCGAATGATGAAACCGCCGCTGCGGGTGCAAGCGACGGGGATGCTCAGAATAGGCGGCTGGCTCTCATATTTGCCGTTCTGCAAGTGCTTGGACAGGGGCTGGACGTCAACCGTCATTTTGGCTGGGTCGAACGCCGTCACTGACACGACCGCCGCCACGCAGATGGATTCAGCCAGCCGCCGGTCGTGGATTTGCTGGTAGTTATAGGGCTTTACGTTCGGCATCGGCTCACCTCCTTAGTACGGCCTCAGCTCCATCGAGGTCTCCCAGTCGCTGGTCCTACCGCCGCTGTGCTTGCCTTCCACGACAATGAAGCGGCCATTCAGGTCAGCCGACTGTATTTTAATGACCTCTGCGGTAGCCACGCGATAGTTGAGCAGACAGGAGCGGGAGATGGTGTCCTCGTCCCGGTCCTCACCGGTGGTCTGAGAGTTCAGGTCGGTCTCCACCGGAATCTGCACCTTCTCCTCATCGGCCCGGAGCAACCCGTTGGCCGGTGTGAGGGTCAGGCCGTTGTCAATGCCGTCATCGGCCTTGGTGATGTAGATTTGCCCTGTGGTCCGTATGATAAAGCGGCTCTTGCACTCATTCACCACGATCTCCGTCAGCACCTGCTTCAGATTGCCCCGGCAGACCCGCCCGCGCGGGTAACTCACGTCGGTAGTCAGCTCACATTTCGAGACCTCAACGCCAAAGATGTTCAGCAGGTCTTTCACGATGGCTGACGCCTTGGAGTTCTGCACGTAGGTCTTGTTGATGAGCTTGCCGAGAATCTCGTCGGCGCAGGGCTGGACGGTCAGTGTGGAGGTCCAGTCCGTGTTGGACTGCTTGTGTTTCAAGCCGACCACTTTTCCAATCAAAATGCAGCCAACATCGCCCTCGTACCCGGCGTTCAGGATAACCGGGTCGTTCTTTTTGATGTTGGCGCGGGTATTTGCGGAGAGGTTCGTCACCGTCACCGTCGCCACCGGCGGCTCATCGCTGTCATCAAACGGGATGCTAAACTTGAAGTCCAGCTCGCCGAGCGTGTACTTCTTGTTCCCGATGACCAGCGTAGCTTCCCGAATCCAAAACGCCATCTTACTCCACCTTCCTTTCGTAGAGGTAGAGCTTGACTTCCTTGCCGAAGTTCTCAGGCGTCACCTCGGAGATTGCCTCACCCGTGATGCAGACGGGGATGATGACCGGCAGCGGAAACCGCTCGTCTTCCACGACGTTGAACAACGCCCTGCCATACCGGATGATTTCTCCGAACACAAGCACGTCACCGTTGAGGTCAAGAAGGTCAACGGTGAAGAACTTCCCGACCTCGTTGTACTTGACGGTGAACGTGTACGTCTTATCCGTCAGCTTGATGGAGAAAGAGTACGGCACCTTCGACACGTCAATGTCGATGTACTCAACGTCTTCGTTCAGGTCAATCAGTTGCAGCGCCATACTCTATCACCTCCTGTCAAACTGCCAGACCGTCGTAGCTGCCCGTGCTCCGCGTCAGCGGGGCAGAGCTGCTCGGCGTATCGTATGCCTCCCTGTAACGCTCCGCACTGGCAGAGCTGACCGATTGCAGGGAGGCGGTGGTCATTCCCATGCTTGCGGTTTTCGCCAGCTGCTGGTTGTCCGTCTTGCCGGCGTCCTGACTGGACATCAGGACTTCGGAATCCATCGGGACGAACTCAGACGAAACGAGCCGCACCTGCTTCAGCGTGGCTGAGAAGGACGCGCCGTTCCGGTTTTTGTAGCTGCGGTCAAACTTCAGACTGGTGAACACGAGGTTCGTCATGCGGGTCACGCCGGTGTACGTGATGATGTCACGGGATTCCCGCATGGCCTTCAGCGCGTTGATGGCGCTGTCCCCGCCCACGATGGTGCCTGAAATCGTAAGCTGGCCCGCAGCGTTGTTCACGTGGTCGTTGATGTCAGCCCCGTCCTCCACCGGGTTGGAGGTCACAGAGCTGCTGTAGCTCTCGCTCTCTTTCTCGACCACGCCGTTTTCAAAAGGCACGAAACGGACCGTCCCGCCCTTTCGCCCGGTGAGCGTATAAGCCATTTCGACACCTCCAATCAGAAGGAATACTGGTTCTTCAGGGACATCTGCTGCAACTCCTCCTCACGGAACTCGTCATACAGCTCGCGGACAGTATCTCGCAGGGAATCGCGCATATTGTCCACGGTCTCCTCGGAGACCTCACCATACACGTTGACCGTGATTTGCGGAGAGAACGGCGTCACAGGGGAACCGCTGTCCGTGGGGAAGTCCGGGTCGCCGGTGTCGATGTCAACCGGCTGCGGCCTGTCGCCAGAGCCACCCTCGTCGCCCGCAGGAGCGGGCTGCTCGGGACCGGTAACTTGGGTGACGCCCGCGCCGCTGGACAGCAGCCGCAGCAGCTCCGGGCTTACCATGACAATCTGAGAGACCTGCCCGGTCACAGAGGCCGGGTCGAAGCCGCTGACCACGGGGTTGACGCCGTAAGTGACATCCTCTACCGCCGGCGCGTTTACGGACGGCAGGTTGAACTCGGTGGGGATAGCGCCCTCGATGTCCTTTCGGACGCCGCCCATTGTCTTCTCGAAACCTTCACCCACGCCGAGGGCCATGTTCGTACCAACTTGGTCGGAGAACACTTTCGACGGGGAGTTGATGCCCAGCAAGCCCTTCACGCCGTTGACGATGCCGCTGAAGAAGCCTGTCACCTTGTCGGTAATCCAGCCAATCATGGACGAAATACCGCTCCAAATGCCCTCGACAATGCTTTTGCCGATGTTGATGATGCCACCCATGAGCGCCCCGATGCCGCTCACGATTGCCGAGATGATTTGCGGCAACTGCGCTACGAGCTGCGGGATGGCTTGAATGATACCACTTGCGAGCTGAAGCAGTAGCTGCATACCGGTTTCAAGAATCATCGGCATATTCGCCACCAGCGTGTCAGCAATCGACGTGATGATGGCCGGTAGCTGTTCCAGCAGAGCCGGAATAGCCTGAACAATGCCCATCGCCAAGTTCGTCAGGATCTGGATGCCCTGCTCCAAGATGAGCGGCATATTCTCCGTGAAGAACGTGATGAGCGATTCGATGATGACCGGGAGCTGTTCGAGCAGCAGCGGCACCGTGTCTACGATGCCTTGCACGAGGTTCATAATGATGGTCGCGCCCTGTTCCAAGATGAGCGGTAGGCTCTCTGTCAGAGCTGCGATGATGCCGTCGATGATGAGGGGCAGCTGCTCGATGAGCTGCGGCAGGGCGGTCATAATGCCCTCTGCCAGCCCGCTCAGGAGCTGCATACCTGCATCAATCAGCATCGGGATGTTGTCGATGAGCGAAGTCGCCACCGACACGATGGCGTTCACGAACTCCGGGATGAGCGTCGGGAGCATCTGGCCCACCGAGGTAATCAGGCCGTTCACCAACTGGATGGCTGCGTCTGCAATCACCGGCACGTTCTCGACAAGGGTCTGCGCGATCATCAGCACAGCGTCTACGGCCACCGGAGCCAACTCGGGCAGCAGCCCGATGATAGAACTCAGCACCTCATCAAAGATGCCCGCCACCGCTTCGAGAATGGGCGGCAGCAGCCCGCTGATGGCTGGGATTGCCTGTCCCAGCGCCTCCGGCAGCGCGGACGCGAGGTTTTCAACAATCGGGGTGACGTTCTTCACCACGTTGCTGAAGTTCTTCGTGACATCGTTCACCAGCTTGCCAATGTCAGCGTTCTCGTTGCCGAGGCCGGCGAACAGGTTTTGCATGGCCGCTTTGGTGCTGGCCCACGAGCCGCTGATTGTCTCAGCAGCCTCCTTCGCCGTAGTGCCGGTAATACCCATCTCCGTCTGGATGACGTGGATGGCCTCGGTCACATCAGCAAAAGAGTTGATGTCGAACGTGGTGCCAGCGAGCTTACCGGCATCAGCCAGCAACCGCTCCATCTCGGTCTTCGTACCGCCGTAGCCGAGCTTCAGGTTATCCAGCATATCGTAGTTCTGCTTGGCAAAGCCCTGATAGGCGTTCTGGATAGTTCCGAGGTCGGTGCCCATCTTGTTCGCGTTGTCGGCCATGTCCGTGATGGCCTGATTTGCCACGTCCGCAGCAAGGTTGGTATCACCGCCGAGGGAGTTAATCAGGCTCGCGGAAAAGCTGGTCACGAGGTTCATATACTCGTTGCCAGACATACCAGCGGTCTGGAAGGCGTTTGCTGCATACTGCTGCACCTTCCCTGACGCGTTCTTGAACAGCGTATCGACGCCGCCGACAAGCTGCTCGTACTCGGCATAGGCCGACACAACGGCCTTGCCAATGGCAACAGCGCCGGCGGCAGCGGCGGCGCTCACCGCACCGATTGCTGCCCCAGCGCCTTTCAGAATTCCACCAAACTTACTGAGTTTTCCACCGGAATCGTCTGCCGCGTCTCCAAGTTCGGAGACATTGCGGCGGGCCTCTCCTGCGGCGTCACCCAGTTCACCGGTTGCGTTCTCAGCTTGCTGGGCGCTTCGGGCCATTTCAATGAAACGGCTTTTCGCATTCTGGATGGCGTTGCCCAACCCGTTCTTGATGGTCGAGATTGGGTGGGCAAACTTGTTCCCAATTTCAGACGCGCTGGACGCTACGCTGCTGACGAACCCCTTGGCCTGTCCAGTGACATAGCTGAACGCCCCGCCTACGCCGGAGCGCAGGGAGGACGAGAAGCTGTTGCCGCTGTCGATGCCATCGAGAAATGAACTGCGGAAGGCCGAACCAACGGAACGGGCCTGTGTCTGAACACCGCCGAGGCTGCTCGTGACGTTTCTGATGTTCGATTCAGCCTGAGACGTATCTGCGTCAATGTTGATTGTGCTGCCGCCCAGACCGCCGAGGTTGCTCGTGATGTTTCGTATGCTCGCCTCAGCTTGGGAGGTGTTGGCCTCAACATTGATGCTATATGTTAGGCTGCGGGCCTCATCCACGGTTCATCCCTCCCTTCGGTCAGTCTTTCTTGTTCCACTCGGTCTGCCAGAGGATGCGTGCCTGTTCAGCTTCTGCGAAGTCGAACAGGTCCATAGCCTTCAGCTCTGAGTAGCTGATGCCGCTCATGCAGAAGACCATCCTCCACAGACGCTCGTTGTTCTGCGCTCGGCGCTTTGCGGTCTTAGGATTTATTTCGCTCCGCAAGAAAGTTCTCGATCTCGCGCACCAGTTCGCTCGGTGTCGCGAGGTCATCCTGCTCGTCGAAGTATTTCAAACCGCCTTTGGCTACCTCAGCCGGTGCGGTGACGCAGCCCTTAATAAGAGCGTCCACGTACTTCGCGGTGTTCTTTCTGCCGTTGG